AGCCCTCCTTATGGCATTACTTTTTCCGAATGGGCCTTATCCAATCCGAGTGCTTGGGCATATCTTGCTCCGATTGTGCTTGAGAATGACGGTTGGGCGCTATTCATCACGACCAGCCGCGGGCGAAACCATGCGTTTCACATGCTGGATATGGCCCAGCGCACCGAAGGGTGGTTTTCGGAAACGCTGACGATCGAGCAGACGCACGCGATCTCGGCCGCCGCCGTCGAGCATCAGCGCGAAGAGTACATCGGGATCTTTGGCGAAGACCTAGCCAACGCGCTGATCGAACAGGAATATTATTGCAGCTTCGACGCGCCGATCCTCGGCTCATTCTGGGGCCGCGAGATGCGCCGCGCCGAGCAGGAAGGTCGAATCAATGACCGCGTGGCGCTTAGCCCCGAGCTTCCGATCCGTGTTGCTTGGGACATCGGGGTTGACGACCCCATGGCGCTTTGGGTTTACCAGGTTGAGCCCGGCCGAATTAACGTGCTCGCCTACTACGAGAGCTCTGGCTTCGGCTTTCCGCACTATGCGGAATGGCTCAGAGACGCCGGCTACTGGCCCGTCATCTGCGATGTCCCCCACGACGCCAAGGTGATGGAGGCAGGCACCGGAAAGACGCGCGTCGAGGCGATGATCGGTCTCGGCATGAAGGTGCGCGATCCGTTGCCCAACCATCCGTTCATGGACGGCGTGAATGCCGGCCGGCAAGCGCTGCCCCTGGCGCATTTCCATGTTAAGCGTTGCGCCAAGGGCATCGAGTGCCTGCGAAATTACAAACACGAATGGGACGAACAAAACCTCGTCTTTCGCAAAACCGAAAAGCACGACTGGTCGAGCCATGGGGGCAGCGCCTGGCGCTATCTTTCGCTCGCCTGGCAGAAGGCGCGGCCGAAGCCTGAGCCGCAGGCGCCGCGGCCGATCGGCAAGCCATTGGCGCAGTTGACAATGGCCGAATTCCACCAACTCGCGGAAGCGGACGACTGGCGGCGGGAGCGTGTTTGATGTCGCGGCGCAGCTTTGATCCATTTGCCGATCGCCCAATAAACCGGATGGCGTGCGCCAAGCACCTCGCCGATCTGCGCCGCTGCGGCACTCCGCTTGCGAGCATCGGCCTCGCTGAGCATGGCCACGCGCCGATTGCCCCTCCTGTCGAGTGGCGCAACGCATGTCCCATGGGTGATGATAAGCCATTGCTGCAATGGAACATTCGCCGAGCTCGGGCATTAAGGGCGCAGAATGTCCGCGCTTGACGACACGATCGGGGCCTCGGATGCCGGAGCCTCGGACGATGTCGCCTATTGGCGCGCGCAGATCACCAAGGCGGAACGCGACGCCGAGGAATGGCACAAGCGGTGCGACAAGATCCGCAAGCGCTACCTGGCCGACGAGAAGAACGCGACCGGCTCGCGCCGCAAGTACCAGATGCTCTGGTCGAATCAGGAGGTGCTTCGTCCGGCCGTCTATGCGCGCCGGCCGAATCCGTCCGTAACCTCGCGCTTCAAGGATGGCGACCCGGTCATCAATCTTGCCTGCGAATTGCTCGAGCGCACGCTCGACGTGCAGTTTGACCTTGGCGCATATGACGACGCTTTTCAGCTTGTCCGAAATGATTATCTTCTGTTCGCCCGTGGCGTGCCTCGCATCCGCTATGAAGCGCAGATCGATCCGCTCGAGGTCGACGATGGCGCCGGCGAATGGGAAGACGACGCGCAATCAGATGAAAGTGAGGAACCGCAAGAGCCCTCCGAAGTCCTGAAAGCGGAGCACGTCAAGGTCGATTTCGTCCATCGCAAGGATTTCATTCACCCGGTTGCGCGCACCTGGTCGGAATTGCCCTGGCTTTGCTTCCGGGCGTTCATGGATCGTTCCGAGCTGAAAAAGCGCTGGCCCGATTCCGGCGGGAAAATCCCGCTCGACGCCAAGACGGGCCCACGGCGCGACGACGAAGCGCAAAAAGAAGCATCCGCCATCGCCAAGGCGACGATTTACGAGATTTGGGACAAGCGCTCGGGCAAGGTGATTTGGCTGGCGAAGGAGTGGCCTGAGCTGCTGGAACCCCCGGCCGCGCCATACATGAAATTCGAGGGCTTTTTTCCCTGTCCGAGGCCGGCTTATGGGACGCTCGACACCGAGAAGCTGACGAGTATCCCGGACTACGTCTATTATCAGGACCAGGCCGAAGAGGTTAACGATCTCACGGCGCGCATAGCGTCGCTGTCCGACAGTCTAAAGGTCGTAGGGTTCTATCCTGCCGGACCGGAAGGCGAGGGATTTCCGGAAATCGAGGCTGCGCTACGGCCGGGCTTTGAAAACAAGGCGGTTGCGGTCAAATCGTGGGCCATGTTCACGAAGGCCGGGGGCTCGGACGGTGTTCCGTTTGTGTTCCTGCCGATCGCCGATATCGTCAAGACGATCGAGGCGTGCGTTAATCTTCGCAAGCAACTCATTGACGATATTTGGCAGATCACCGGCATCTCCGACATCATGCGCGGCGATACCGAGGCCGAGGAGACGGCCGCCGCGCAGGGCATGAAGTCCATTTGGGGCAGCGTGCGCCTCAAGGACAAGCAAAACGAGATGGCGCGCATCTGCCGCGACGTGACGCGGATGGTTGCAGAGGTCATTTCGGGGCATTTCCAGATCGATACGATGTTGCAATGCGCCAACATGCGTCTGCCGACTGAGGCCGATGCGATCCAGGCGCAGATGCAATACGAGCAGGAAATGCAAGCATACATGGCGCAACAGCAAGCGCCGGCCGCATTGCCTGCGCCGCAGGGGTATGGTATAGGGGGCGCCTCTCCGCCAGCGCCAACGTCGGCGCCCGCGTCGCCCCCATTGCCTGCGCCCACGCCACCGTCCGCGCCCACGCCTCCGCCAGCGCCTTCGCCGACGCCACCGCCCGAACCCCCTGACCTCGGCCCGACGCAAGAAGACGTGCTGCGCGTGCTACGCGACGGCGTACTGCGCCGCTTCCTCGTCGACATCGAGACAGACTCGACCGTTCTGCTCGACCAGCAGGCCGAGCAGAACGCGCGCACCGATCTCATCGAGAAGACCGGCCGCTATATGCTCTCGATGCAGAGCGTCGCCGAAAACATGCCGGCGATGCTGCCCTTCCTCGGCGAAATCTACCTCTTCGGCTTGCGAGCCTATCCGGCCGGGCGCGAATTGCAGGAAAAAGCCGAAAAGATGATTAAGCAGCTCGAGGAGGCGTCCGGCGCTCCCAAGCCGCCCGATCCGAAGATGCAACTCGAGCATATGAAGGCTCAGGCCGAGATTTCCCGGATCAAGCTCGAGCAGCAGACAAGCCTTATCCGCGCCCATGCCGAAGACAGCAAGGCGCGCATGGAATTGGAGCAGGCGGCGCAGACGCATCAGATGGAGATCGCGCGCTTGCGCGGTCAGATGGCCCAAGCGCAGCAGGATCACGAACTGTCCAAGGCCGAGCATGGCATGAAAATGCGATCGTTCGCTCAGCAGGTCGAGCTCGATGAGCGCAAGCTGGCAGCGACACAGGCTCTCGACCTGTTCAAGGACCGGATGGAACGTGTCCGCGCTGAGCGAGCCGCTACGCCGCCGCCGGCTCCCGCCAATACCAATGTTCCGATCGCGCCGGCTGGGCCGGCCAAAAAGCGCAAATTCGCGATTCGCCGCGGACCCGATGGGCTGGCCGCCGGCTTTGAGGAAATCGACTAGCCCATCGCAAATACGGAGAAACCGAAATATGCCCTTCATGTATGATTTGGGCCGCGCCGTCACGTCCAACGGCTCGGCCGGAACCGCCTCGACGCATCTCTGGGGCGCGACCGTCGCTAACCAGGATGCTTGCGCGGTCTACGCCTTCTTTGCCGCGTCGCGCTTCGGCACGGCCGGCGGCGGCCAGTTCCGGCTCATGCACAATACCGGAACGACGGCGTCCGGAGGCACGACCCAGACGGCGAGCCCGAAGAACCTCCGCGGATCGCCGGCGGCTCAGTCGGTCTGGAAGAACGATGCCACTGCGATCACGGCCGGCGGCACTCTCGTGCAGCGCCAAAGCGTCGGCTTCGCTCAGACGGGCGGGACGGGCGGCTGGGCCGCGCTGATCCCCCAGGACGCCTACGCCATGATGCCGAACGCAACCAATCCCGTCGACGTTGAGTTCACTTCGGTGGCCTCGTCGGCTTCCGTTACCTTCGACCTGACGGTTTCGATCGGCGAGGGCATCTGATGGTCTATTCCCTGGCGCATCGCGAGTCGATCGGCTGGGACAAGGAACTGGAGGGCGGCCTTCCTGATTGCCGTCTCACGGGCGGCAATCGGGACGCCACTTCCATCAGCCGTTTCGGCATGAGCTGGCAGCGGGTATTCTGCGCCAATTGCGGCAAGCCGGCCGGCGTCTGCACCGAATGGACGCCGCATGTCTTCTACGTCTGCGATCAGCCGGAATGTCTCGCAACGGCGCCCGTGACTGCAATCGAGGTTCCGGCCCCGCCCGGAACGATTCCTGAAAAGGCGCTCCTCTGATGGCTCTTACTTCTGTTGGCGCATTCTACGCGACGGTCAGCAAACTGCTCCAGCGCGTGTTTATCCCGAGCGTCGACGACAGCGAAATCGTTGCTCAGCCGATCGCCGCCGGCGAAACGCTCGGCATTTACCCGCTATCGACGTTTCAAGCCGGTGGTCCCCCCGCGATCCAGGCCTTGATCGGCGCACCGACTTTCTCAGGCCGGTGCGCAGTCGTCGACGGGACGAACACTGTAATCGATGCAATTATCGCCGATCCGGTCCTTTATTCGGACTCGCGCGGCGCTTGCATAGCCTCCGATAAGGCTACGACCGGCGACAAATGGACCGGCTCTTATTTCACAAGGATCTTCGCCGAATATGATTCGACCCGTAATATTGTCGCGGTCGGTCCTTACAAGATCGAAAACCCGGTCCCCGTCAATGCCGGAAACAAGCTGATCGCGGTTCCGGTCGGAGGCGCCGTATGGGCCACGGTCGGCGGCAAGGTTCCGGCAAAGGGAACAGTCGTAGTCACCGGCTAAGCCATAGTCTGACTCATTGATGGTTTAGCCGATGGGTCAGACCGTATTCACGGCCTCCAATTCCTCATGGCCGACGCCTGGGGATTGGAATAACGCCAACAACTCCATCGAAGGGATCGCCGGCGGCGGCGGCGGCGATGATTGCGGCGGCGGCGACGGTTCGGGCGGCGGCGGCGGCGCTTACGGAAAAGCCGTAAATCAGACGCTTGCGGTCGGCAATTGCAACATTACTGTCGGCGCCGGCGGAACCGGGGGCACCGGCTCTGATAACGCGACGGCCGGCGGCGCAACCAGTTTTAAGAATCCGAGTGCAACAACCCTCATGTCCGCCAACGGCGGCGGTCCTGGGAAAAACGGAAGTCACGGCGCCGGCGGCACGACCGGCACCGGCTCGACAGTCTATGCCGGAGGCCCATCCGCGAACTCCGGCGGAAACTCCGGCATCGGCGGCGGCGGCGCAGCCGGCCCGAACGGGGTCGGCGGCACGGCAGGCGCGGCCGGAGGAGCTGCGAACGGATCGGGATCAGGCGGCGGCGGCTCCGGAGGCGGATCAACCGGCGGCGCCGGAGCGAATGGACCGGCCGCGGGCGGCGCGGGCGGCAATAATCACGCGGGAAGCGGCGGAGGATCGGCCGGCTCGAGCGCCGGTGGAAATGGTGGAAATGGTTCGGGCGGCGGCGGCGGCGGCGGCGGCGGGTCAGCGGCGTCGGCGGAAGGAACAGGAGGGATCGGGGGAACCGAAGACGGAACGACCTACAGTCCCTCGTGGGGTTCGTCGGCTTATGGCTCGGGTGGCGGCGGCGGCGGCGGCGGAACAAGCTCTTCGGGCGGCACGGGCGCGGTCGGCGGAGCGGGCGGACTATACGGCGGCGGCGGCGGCGGCGGCGGCAATGCTGCCCACGGCGGCAACGGCGCAGCCGGCATCGTTGTCGTCACATGGACGCCGGGCGGAGCAAGCTCTGACGATCCGCAGCATTTTCGGCCTGGGGCCCTAAAGACTCAGCGGTTCCCGGCGGCGCTTGTCTCTTGGGACATGGCGCCTCCGCCGCAGTCCGAAACGAATGTTCACTTTGTTCCGAGGTTCGCGCCCTATCAATTCCGGCAACCGATAGTTTCGACAAATCCGGAGGTAATTGTCGCTCCGGTTGCCGAGACGAATACCCATTTTGTTCCGAAATTTACGCCATATCAGTTCGGCCGGCCGGTTCAGTCGTTTGACGAAGCACAGCCGCCTATTCGGGAGACCAATACTCATTTCGTTCCGAAGTTTCAGGCGTACCAGTTCCGGCAACCGGTCCAATCATTCGATGGGGCCGGGCCGCCCGTCGCCGAGACGAATGTCCACTTCGTTCCGAAATTTGTTCCATATCAGTTTCAGCGACCGATCGTCTCGACATGCCCGGAGGCCTATGTCGCTCCGGTCGCGGAAACCAATACGCATTTCGTCCCGCGGATAACGCCTTACCAGTTCCAGCGGCCCGTCCAGTCCTTTGACGGGGCCGGGCCACCGGTCGCCGAAACCAATCCGCATTTTGTTCCGCGGTTTCAGCCTTATCAGTTTCAGCGGCCGATCGTCTCGACGCCGCAGGATCTGTCCTACGTCCCGCCGATCACCGAGACGAATACTCACTTCGTCCCGAGGTTTCAGGCTTACCAGTTTCAGCGCCCGATCCAGTCCTGGGATGTCGAGCCGCAGGTCGCCGAGACGAATGTCCACTTCGTTTCTAAGTTCACGCCTTATCAGTTCGCCCGACCGACCCAATCATTCGACGGGGCTGGGCCGCCGGTCGCCGAAACGAATCCGCATTTCGCCCCGAGGTTTCAGCCTTATCATTTCTCCCGGCCGGTCATTTCATTCGACCCCGAGCTCTATGTTTACATTCCGCAAGTCGACACGTTCAACGTCTTTGTTCCGAAGTTCACGCCGTATCAGTTCAACCGGCCGATAAATTCGGCCGATCTCACCGGAATCTCAAACCCCGGCTGGCAGCCGCTCACCATCCTCGTCGATACCCACGACGGCGGCCCAGTCAAAAAAGCGTTCAAGCACCTTCGGAGAAAGAAAGACGAGCCGCCGCATGAGCCGCAGCCGGCCAAACAGCCGCCGATCGAGATCCCGGCGACTTCGCCCCGTGCGTCATTCCCGGAATTCGAGGCCGAGTCGCCGCCTTTCGGTCTGAATATCGCCGCGGATTTCCTGGTTCAGCGAGCGGCCCAGGATCATGTGGAAGCGCAACGCCGCCGCATCGCGGCGATTCATGATGATGATGCGCGCGTGATTCACGCCTTCATCGAGTTTCTGGAAAGCGAAACTGATGGACGATGAGACGAACACGGACCAGGCGCAGGCCTCACTGGTCGCGGCCTTGCTGAACAATCCACGACGACTGCCGCGTGGGACCAATTGGGGCGCCGACCCGGTCGTATTGAGCCAGATCGGCACGGGGCCGGGGCATCAAACGAATACGATCTATCCCTACACGAGCAACCCGACCTATAGCCCATATGGCATGACATCAAACACGTCGACCGGTAACACGTCATCGGCCTCCACGCCGGCCGCGACCGCGACCACGCCCGGAACTGATCCTTCCATTTCCTCGAGCTTCGTCAAGCGCGCAGCCTGGGGAACTGACCCGAACATCGGCAACCAGACGCC